GATTCCTCTACGTCTCGTGGGCTCGGAGATGTGTATAAGAGACAGTCTATCGACTGCTTCACTCGTCATCACACTCGTAGTCCCAGACCTTGTCGGATGACAGTTGACTGATAGTGCCGAAGTGTTTGATTGCGTTGGCTAGTTCAATCAAGTTCAATCGACTGCTGGAGCGAATCTCGATCCGACTCACGAACTTTTCGGAACTGCTCATTTATCTTCTCCTTCTGTCTATCTATCGAAGGCCAGTCGTAGGTCGCTGGTCTCCTGTCCTGTGCCATCTCCAATGCTTCTTCATAGGTTTCAGGCACGTTGACTGGATGCGTGTGGGTGTTCAAGATGACATCGAAGTGCAAGTCCGGTGGGATGTGATCACCGCACTGAATGAAGTCAGCATCGGCGTTCTCGACAACGAACGCATACACATAACCCTCGCCCCAATCGAGTTGCACATCTCGTCTTACTCGGTTGTCATCGAGGAAGCGAAGCAGATCATGGAGATCCTGCACCGTGCGTGCATCGGCACGCACCGTTGAGTAACCACTCATCTCAATCTTCACTGGCAATCACATACCTTCCGCACTCTGGATTGGTGCACCGCTTCAGATACCTATGGCAGTCGTTGTTCGTTGCCGAACCACAATGAGGGCAAGTCAGCATGTCCACCTACCTCCAGCGAAATGAGACTTACCAGACCACCGCCTATCGGCGTCGTGCCCGTCGAGCACGGCAACAAACGCAGCGGTCTGTACCTCTTCAGGCCACTTGTTCATCGGCACTTCGCGCAGTGCTGCCGCGTACTTCTTTGGCTTCGGATGCCAGGTGTCAAGCCAGTCAATGATGTGATAGGTCGTGCCATCAGCGAGCGCATCGTTGAACTGGTACATGCCCCGGTACTTCCCTGTCGGGTTGACGGCGTTCGGTCTGCCGTTGGATTCCCGTTCGGCAACGCACGACTCGTACTCCCGGTACACCGCTGGCACCTCGTACTCAGGTATGTCCATGCTGTTGATCAGCAACAACGCTTCGATCATTCTTCACTTCCTTCATCGGGGTATCTGTCGATGAACGCCGGGTCTGCTGTGAATCCGACTGCTGTGTGGTCGGACGTTGACAACTTCTCGCCGTTCGCCTCGTCCTCGACTTCGGATGTCAGACCCAAATGAATGTCCAACGTCCAGCCCAGAACATCGAAGGTCACTCGCATATCACGCACTCACCCTGCGTAGGGCAGGTGGAATCCAGCGAGATCCCTTACGTTGGCTTGACCTACGTCGAGGGCTAGGACGATTACCAGTTAGGTTGGCGATGAACTGCATCGCCTCGACGTAGGTCAAGTCTTCTTTATCCATGACGATCTGTGCGGCTGTGCCGCCAGATCCGCAGGCGTGGCAGAACCACACGCCCTCTGTCCTGTTCACTGAGGCTGACGGTCGGGAGTCGTCATGGCTGGGGCAGCGGAACGACCGCTCCCCGTACCCTGGCTCCGGTATTCCGTAGTGCTCAAACACGGCAAGGAGATCTTCTTCTTGGCTCACGCCGCACCTGCCCAACGGAGCAGGTTGATGAAGTTATCAATGGTCATCACCACTCGACCTTCACCAGTGCTCGACTGCCGTGTCTTGGTCATCACCACTGGGACTGTGGTCTTGTCGTACTTCAGTTCGTAGTTGCAGGATTCAACGTCGGCCTCCCGAAGAAATCCCTTCATCTGACCCCACGCATCCTTGACGTTCTTCGCCTCGATCACGATGTCGTAGTGCTTGGCCTCGATGGACACATCTCCGATGTCCTTCGACCCTGCCCGTGGTAGCCGACGAGCCTTCAATCCTGACTCGTTCAAGTGGTCTTCAACGTCACGCTCCCACTGGGAGCCTTTGCGTTTCCCTGCTGAACTCATGCCGCGTTCCCCTGACGCCAACGCTTCTTGCGTTCGCTGTCTCGCTCTTTGGTGGCGGCGATTCCTTCTAGTCCTGCTTCAACGTCCTCATCTATCTTGTTGAGTAGGTTGTCGATCATGCGATCTCGGTCTCGCTTCGTCCTTTTGATGTAGGACTCTTGCGCTTTCTCTCGATGCGATGCAGGCATACCGCCCCAGATGCCGAACTCGGCTCTGATGTCGAACGAATACTTCAAGCACTGCCGTTGCACTGGGCATGTGACACACACGCGGCGAGCCGCGTGGGTTGACCCTCCCTTCGGGGGAAACCACAACTCGGGGTCAATGGAACGGCATACCGCCTGATCTACCCAGTCCATTCGCGCCTCTTCTTCGATGTCTCTAGTTCTGTGTATGTGTTGAATAACGTCATCGTTTCGGGATCGACGTACACCGTTACTGGTTCGTCGGCTTGAGGATCAGCCCAGCCGTCCCGGTTCTTGACAGGTGAGATGTGGTAGCGAGGGCCGTCCATTGCCACTGTGAGAATCAACTCCGGTAAAGCGTTGACCTTTCCCATCGTTGCCTTCATCGGTGCTGGTCTTGTTGGAGATCCGACACCTTCGCTGGTGTGATGCAGCACCACCACTGCGCTCAGTGTTTCCCTGGCCAGGGTGTGGCAGGCACGGAGCGCATCTCGCAGCCCGGTCCATTCGTTGTCGTGGATCGCACTGATGTTGGAAAGGTTGTCGATGACGATGAGGGCAGGGCACCTGCCGAACATCTCAATCCATGCCAGCACTTCTTCGTAGATGTCGTCCAGTGATGGTGCCGGGTTGGTCTGAATCCTGATGCGTTGACTCAGTTCCCATAGGTCATCGACCATCTCGATACTGCGAGGGTCGTCTTCGTCCAGTTGGCGAAGGTGCTTGATCTCACTGACGGTCTCTCGCATGTGTACTGCTAGAGCGCGATTGACAATCGTGCCCTCGTCTGAGTCTGCACTGAAGTACAAACACTCGACGCCGGATGTGATGGCATACCACAAGGCAGCCAAGGTCTTTCCTCGACCGGGCTGTCCTGCGATGACATGCAGTTGTCCTCGTCGTATCGCAACTCCCTTCTCGTGGATGACAGGGAGAAGCGGAGGCAGTTCCTCGCCTGCCTCCGACTTCCCTCTGACAACTTGAAGAAGGGATCGCACCTATGCAGCCTTCGCAGGGTAGGAGTGCTTGCAGACGGCATTGCTGTCGTACTTACCCTCGCGGAACGGAGTGTTGTTGATGCACTCGTACCGCTGGTATGCCGCACCTTCACGGTTCGTGCGGTTCGCCAGGATGCGTGGCCCGTGAGCGCACGCGCCGATGTCGCCACCACCCCTGGTGTACTTGTTGCCGAACTGGTCTTCCTTCGTTTCCATTCCCGTAACCTCAGTGGTTCCAGGCATGGCAGCGGTCACCGTTTGTACGGCCTGCTGCACTGTGGGTGCTGGCGCAGTGCCACCCTCGATGCGTGCCTTGATCCGCAGCATGGCGGAGTAAGACTCATCGAACTCTGCCTCTGTGTCACCGCGTGCAGTCAACAGGTCTGTCCCGTTGACCTTTGTCGTGTACGACAGTCGTGCTTCCGTGCTCATCACTTACCTTCTTTCTTCATCATTAGTGGGTATTCAGAAGACTTGTCACCGACCACTGCTTGGCAGTAGTCACGGACTCCACACCAGCCGCAGTGCATATCCACGTTGGGGGCGAAAAGTCCTAATGCAATTTGCGCGTTGACGGTGGAGAACCAGCCGTCGAAGAAGTCCTCGTCCCAGTGGGACAAGTCGATGGCGTCTGACAGTTCACCTTTGCGTGTCATGTACCACGCACCCATGTTGATCTCCAGACCCGTGGTGCGTTTGATCCCGGCCCGATACAAGGCCAACTGCAACGCAGAGTGCGGAGTGTTCTTGCCAGTCTTGAAGTCAACGATCCAGTGGTTGCCGTTGACATCAGTGAAGATCGCGTCAATGAACATCTTTATGTTGATGTCACCGAAACCAACCTCGACTGACCACTCGATACCGGGACGACCATCGGGCATGGTGGCCACCGACCAGCCCGACTCCCGATACCAGTTGACGTAACTCTCGATCTGCTTGAGTCCTTCACCCAGCCAGAAGTCAACGTCCTCACCATCAGGCAGGGCTTTGGTCTTACGACCGCCCACCTTGAACTCGGAGACCGGATAGCCGCTGTCGGCCTCCGCTCGCTCCAACTCGGCACGGAACTCCGTGCTCCACATCTCACTCAGTTGCATCGAACATCTCCATCTGATCGTCAATCTCTGTGGGTAGGCAAACGTGGGAATCGCACGAGACGCAGCGCACGATGTTTGGATCTCGCGTGACGTACCAGGCGATGGTGTTGTCCTCGTCAAAGCGAACGTGCGTGGAGAACGTGTCCCCTCCGCACGACAGGCAGGTGCGTGACGGCATCCAATGGGTATCAAGCCCGTCAATCACCCTGCGTTCCCTCCACAAAAAAACCGCGATTGAGTTGCTCAATCACGGAGTGAATGGCAGATCCGGCGACCAGATAAATCGCTGGCTGTCTATCGACCTTCAGTTCTTTCTCCAGATACCACTGATGTTGGCATCGAAGCCAGGTTGTTACCTGGCTGTGTGACAAGTGACTAGGCACAGGGCGGCTCCATCCGGTAGTAGTCCCAGTCGGAGCAGCCTTGCGACTCGTACTCCGTGAAATTTCCTTGCGATGTGATGTCGGGGTACCCCAGTTCCTTGGCGTGCTGGAGTCCCTGACTGATCATGTCGTCGTCGGCGTACCACGGGACGACGAGCAGCAGATGAGAGTCATCTTCCGACTGCAAAATCTCTGCGTTGACTGGCTCAAAGTGTGTGTGCGACATCTGTCTCCCTCCAGTTTGAGCAGGGTACTGGCGATCATTCAGCCTGACAAGTCATATCCGGTCATCGGCGCGTCGTAGGACACGCAATCACCCTGCATGTTACAAACGTCGTGCGCGAAAGCGTGGGGCAGAAACTTCGGATGAGATGACGGCAGAGCCGGAATCAAGAAAGCCCCCCGAACCACCACGATCATTGTCGTGGGGGGTAAGGGGGGCATTGCTTGGAATCGAATCCGGCAGAGGGAGCGGCGAGGTACGAGCCGCGACCAGTTACTCCATGTCGGGCTTACGAACCAGACCATCTTCGGGTCGTCGGGCCACATAATGGAACCCATCGACGGAAGAATAATCGTAATGAACACATAGGTTTTTCTCGTCGAGTTCTTCTTTCCACCGCTCGTATCGAGCGGCAGTCTTAGGTTCGACGGGCAACCCCTTGTCCAACCGCGCACCGATGCGAAGCATCTGCAACTGGTACGCAGTGTTGTGGTCAACGGAGATCCGACCCCACGGAATGAAGTCGTCGTAGCGAACACGATCCGTCAGACCCATGCGCGACAGTCCACTGCTGACAGTGGACAGGGTTACGTCCTGGTCGTACTCGTCCTTGATGCGCTCCACAATCTGGGCGTGCGTGAGACCTTCGTCTAGCCACTTCTCCAGTTCCTGTCGCGGTGGCAATTTGCGGTAGCCTGCCATCCTGCAATCATCCCTTCGCCTCGTGGGTAACCCACATCCTGCGCTCATCACGGGCATAAGTCAAATCCCCTGGATGTAATTTCCCCATAGTTTTCCTGTGGATAAACCCCCGCAGACTACCCTCGTTGTGTGAGAAACCACCCTGCGTTATCCACATCCTGCAATGCGCTTGACGGTAGCGTGATTGCAGGAGTACGGTGCAGGACATGACACCCACACTCCTAGAAGCACGACGCGACTACATCACCTGGCGCAAGTCGCAGGGCTACAAGCCTGCGACGATCAAGAACGACGAGATCGTTATTCGTCGTCTCGCTGAGGTGGTCGGCTGGGAATCCCCGATGACCAGCATCAACGGTGGCCACATGCAGCAGTTACTGGACGCCCGACACACCAGCCCCTCGACCTGCAACATGCGTCGAGCGCACCTGTCGATGTTGTTCAAGTACAGCCGCTCGATGGGCTTCGTTCCCCCTGACTTCGACCCCCTGCTGAACACCCGAAAGCGGCCCGTGCCAGAGGTCGAACGGAAACGGGTAGATCGGGAGTCCATCAGAGACCTCATAGAAGGGGCTGACAGCCCCAGAGAGAGGATTTTACTGGCAGTTGGACTCAATCTATGCCTGAGAATTTCTGAGGTCTCAGATTTGCGGATACGGGACATCGACTTGAACGCCCGACGAGTGTCCGTTCGGGTCTTCAAGACCGGGGTAGTAGACAACATGCCCATGACGCAGGAATTGGAGAAAGAACTACGCCGCTACATAACGTGGTACACCCTCCAAGTAGGGGAACTCAAGCCCGACTACTACCTCATCCCCAGCACCTGGCAAGAGAAGAAACTCATGCCGCACAAGCCCATGTCCCGACCAGCCGATGCCATCAAACGCAACCTCCAACGCATAGGGTGGGACGATGTGCGCGGCGAGGGTGGCCACACCCTACGTCGGACAGGGGCGCGATGGATCTTGATGAGCCTAGAAAGCGAAGGAGAAGAGCGAGCCATGCGCGTCGTACAACAGTTACTTCACCACAAGACTCTCTCCCAAACCGAGCACTACCTAGGCATCACCGTCGATAAAGAACACCGCGACCGGGTACTCACCGGGACACGGTGGTACACCGCAGAAGACGACGAAAACGTCATCAACCTTCGGAGAGCACAGTGAAGATCACCTCCATCGCGTGCGACGCCTGCGGCGTCCACGAAGACAAGCGACCCGTCAAAGCCTGGTCAGCACGACGAGGCAGCACCCACTACAAAGGTGAACTGTGCGACGAGTGCTTCGACAAGATGGTCAAACAATTCAAGCCCGACAGCAAAGGCGGCGTGCGGCACGCCATCGTGGAAACCAAACTCAGAGACATCCAGAAGAAGGCATAAAAAAAGAAGGGGACGCGCAATGCGTCCCCTTCACTACTGCCTACCAAATACTCAGGCTCATCAACCCAAGCGTCTGGTCATCAAGTTCACCATGAGGCTGCATACCGTTCGACCGTTGCAAACCACGCAACACCTCCATCAAGTTCTGATCCAACAGATCATCCCCAGGAATGTTCAACCTCTCCCTCACCTTCACCACAATCGGTGCTCGCTCATTAGCAGTCACATAGGGAATGGTTGAGATCACGTTACCTCCACATCAACGGTCTGAAGTTGAACTGTCACAATCCCACCGAAGCCATCAACAAACGACGGGGGAGACATCTGCTCATACTGCACGGCACGAACAACACAAATGCGTTCCTCTCCCGTCGAAAAATCTTGGAACAAACACGCGCCACCAGACTGCTCCAGCAACTCCAACGCCTGCAACCGAAGCCACGGGTCAGAAGTGCGAACCACGCCAGTCGAGTCACGCTCTTCCTCAAAGCACAACAACGGAATCGTGATCGTGCGTGAACGCAAAGGTGCTGGCAGTGCTCGCAACTGCCACTCCTGCAAAACAGGCCCAGCCGTGACATCAAACTCATCCCGAGTCAACGTCACCCGAACCTCAAACTCCGTATCCGGCAGCAACTCAGCAGACAACGGAATGTTCAACACCTGACCCAACGGCACCGAACCGAAGTCGGCGTTATCCCCAGCAGGGTTCGACACCCGAACACCCAGCACACCACCCGTGTTATCAGATCTAATACTGAACGACACAGGCTGCTTGTACTCCGTCGTCCCAAACCTCACCCAACCAGAATCAAGGAAACCAATCTCAGCCTTGGTGTCCGACTCAATGTAAATCTTCGTGTCCGTGCAGATCAAAGCCTTACCCGTCGAACCGATGAACGCCACCGACTGAGGCACACCACCGTTGATAGAGACCGACAGATCAGAAGCGTAGGCGTAGAACGAATCCACTTCCTCACCCAAGTCAATGCGCCACAACCCCGGCACACCCAGTCGCTCCTGTGTGCGAGTCGCGTAAACAAACTCACCATCGAAAGTCAAATCAGTAATGTCATCTTCAATCGACAGTGGACCATAGATGAAGCCCGTACCGTTCTCCGACTCCGCAGCAACACGGATACCACGGTTCGTGGCAGCAATAACAAACGTATTCAGATACGACTTCAAGTTCCGCAGCACCTCACCGACCGGGAACTCAGCCACGTTGATCGGCTCCAACATGCCACCGACACCAGTCGAAGTGGTGTCAATCGCTGTCTCTTATACACATC